CCCACACCATACGACGTCCACGAAGCTCAGCCCAGTGATAAAGATCGGAACCGTGCGCTTGACCATCGCCTTGAGCAAGGATACTTGAGTCAAGTGGCCACGCGTATTGAGACGTGCCCATCGCCTTAACCAAAGCCTCAACCATGGTGTTCTTACCGGACCCAGGAGGGCCATAGACGAGGAACATAACGTCATATGTACGAAGGCCTGTTAGCGAATACCCAGCAGCTTTTTGCAGCCACTCTTGCAATTCTTTATCGCCGCCGGTAGCGAAGTCAATAAATTGCTCCCAGCGGACATTGCGAATTCCTGGATTATAAGCAACAGGAGCCCTACGAGTAATATAAAGGTCTGGACGTCCACGTAGTAATTCTCCTGTGCGTAGATCGATGACTCCATTGAGACATCCGAGTAATGTTTCGTCGCTATCCCAAGAATCTACACCAAGCATTATGCGAGGATCAGATGTTGCACTTTCAATTGCTCCGCCGATTCGCGCATTTGATTTTGCTTGCTGTGCCCAACGAATAACTTCTGACTGCTTATCTGCATCGTCGAGGTAATGCACAACTTCACTGGCAACGATTGGCGCAAGCTTTTTCGAAAGTTCCCGTGTTTCAAGGCTCTCAACATCTGGTTTCCAGTACGTGCCGTCCCAATGAAACCAACCAAGTCCAGGTGTGTATCTGATCGCAGGGCCAAATGAGTCAACAAGACGACGACCGTTTCCTACGTCAGTGAGCGATCGTTTACCGGGCTCACCACCTTCGTCTTCGCTCAATGCATCGGGATCGAGCGGCACGTCGATATTTGTAAGCTTACTAGCTTTTGCAATTGAGTCACCGTCTTCAATCGAACGTATGACGCTTCCACCAATCGTTCCGCTTAGCTGCTCAGTCGGACGACGTTCACTGCTTGCACTAGTGTTATTTGCGTTTGCGCTTTCTTTTGCTTTTTGAAGCAGCGAACGACTTTCTTCCTGCGACTTATTTGCCCATTCTTGAAGCCCCGGCCAGATTCTTTCTGTCTTAGGATTATCAACTACAAACTGAATAGCACGACGAACATGCATTAGCAAACCACCGGGGCCTTCAAGCTCCAACGGCGGACGAACTTTTTCAGCATTGAAACGGATCATCATCGTCTCAACTGCAAGTCGTCCTGCTTCAGTGTTTACTGGAAACTTGTTAGCTAGCGCGCACGCCATCGAATAAATATCAACAGCGCGTGAGCCTTCTTCAATTCCTTCCTGAAGAAGACGATCGACATCGACACGCTCGCCAGCCCAGTCCATGTCGCCGATAAAGCTCCAGTCGCTATCGCCGAGTACTGTCTCTGAGCGTTTTCCTCGCTTGCGTAGCGCAGCAAGAAGCTCTTCTGGCGCTTCGGCCATTTCGATTTCCCAGGGTGCTTTACCTTCGACCCATTCATAACAGACACCAGAAAAGTGTCGTGATGGTGTGATGAGAACATACCCGTTATGCTTGATGTCGACACCGGGAAGACCAGATTTTTTAAGGTTACCGACAAGCTGCTCAGACTCGTCACACTTATAGAATAGGTGACGGCCTCGAATTTTACGACCGCCCATTGAATACTCACCAGTAATTGCCTCAACAGTTGGAGGCAACGCACCTTCGACAAGTGACTCAAACTTTTCAAACGAATCAGGCCCGCCGGAACGAGGATCAATGTCAATTACAAAGAACCCGCTAGGACGACAAAAAACGCTTACGTTTAGCTCAGCAGATTCTCTCCACCAGCCGCCGACAGTAGTTACTTCACTTGACGCTTGGTTGTTCCATTCAGCGATCGACGGATGTTTTCCAACGTCCTTGGGTTCCGCGTGCGTTCCGCCGCATGTGCATCGCCCATCGACAATTCCATAGCATGGAAGTACTTTCCATCCGCTAGCGGCATACCATTCTGCCGCCGGTCCTAGTCTTCCTGTTGCTGAGTCCCAAGCTGTCATGTACCGAGTTCTTACCTATCTGTGAATAGACCGGGGGACCAGACTATAATCCGATGGACGGGTATTGAGGGTGAATTGACCACGGCGTTTTTTTCTTTTCGACTGTTGTTTAGGTGAACATGGTATCACGTATGTTGCATTAGTAAACGTACTGACATGATACTGTTCGTAGTCTAGTACGTGATACTGTACATAAAACGACAACTGCACACGGGAGGACAAGTATGGGAAAGCTTTTTGAGGAAATTATCCAAGAAAAATCTAAAGCAGGAAATAGATCAAGAATTCAAGAGATCTATGACGAGCTGCCAAAAGCAGATCGAGAAGACTTTATTAAAGCATTAGACGATCACGCGATCCCTGCATCAAACATTTCTAAAGCAATGGCGAAGCGCGGGCACAAATTAGCAGTAAACGTAATATCACGGTACCGCCGTGGAGAATTGGCGACGAAGATCAATGAGCTTAGCTGACGACCTCCGCAAAGAAGACGAATTAGCTGAGCTGCGTAGAGCGCTGAAGCTGTCACAGCAAGCCACGTATAAAGCAAAGCGAAAAAGCGAAGACATGATCGAAGCCGTTTTTCGCGCCGCAAAAGAGTCTGCTCTTGCTTGCGGGACTGGAAAAGCCGCTAAAGTGCCGGCACAGCCCAAGGACGCAAGAAAAACTAAACCAGAAGTAGCGCTGGTTCATGCTACGGATTGGCAGACTGGAAAATTAAGTACTACTTATAGCATCCAAAAATGTTCAGATCGAATAGAGCAGCTCACAGCCAAAGTGATTGAGCTCACGACACTTCAGCGTACGCACCACCCAGTCCGTGAATGCACAGTTATGTTCGGTGGAGACATGGTTGAAGGCATTACGATTTTTCCAGGGCAAGCCTGGGAAGTTGAAGCTCATCTTTTCGAACAACTATTTGAGACCGTTCGAATCGAAGAGACAATGATTAGAACACTTGCGGCATTCTTTGAAAAAGTCAATGTTGTCTGTGAATATGGCAACCACGGCCGTCTCGGTCGTAAAGGCGAAATGCCGGCCAACGACAATATTGACGCAATCAGCTACCGCATTGCGCAAGATCGCACGAAGGATCTTAAAAATGTCACTTGGCAAATGTCGCCTGACTGGTATCAAATGGTGACAATTGGCAATTATAAAGCTATGCTCGTGCATGGCGATGAGTGTCGAGGCATGACAGGTATTCTTCGCAAAGCTAATGCGTGGGCAACTGGCGTCGTTGAGCCGTTCCAAGATGTGTACATGGGTCACTTCCACACGCCGACTACAATGACTATGGCAAATGCTGGCCGCGTGTTCATCACAGGTTCACCAGAATCACATAATGAGTACGCTCGAGAAGTTATTGCCGCTGTCGGTAAGCCGTCTCAGCGATTGCATTTCATTGACCCAGTCAAAGGTAGAATCACAGCAGAATACACAATCTGGCTGGATTAAGAAATTTCTTTGTAGCGTAGTATTTTTTAATGGTGAGACAACGTCGTCAAGTTAAGGACGCTAGAAAGCGCATCTTAAGAAATGCTGAAAGCATTGTCACTCAGCGCATGGAAGAACGTAGCACTGAAGAACTTACTCGCGTGGGAGTTGTTTGGAGCGGCATTCTTGATCTTGATGACGTAATTCCGCCATCTGAGGTTGCAGCACTTTTGTCGGCATATGATCTAGTGCGAGCAACTACTTTAGTAGATTCAGAAGAATATTGGACAAGCGCTGCAGCTTATGCAGCTCTGGGGGCTTACAGTGAACCAGATGCGCAAGCTATCTATGACATTGAATCTGAAGAAGAAAAAAAGAAAAATCCAATAGGATTTGGCGCTAATGAAGACAAAAAAGTCATCGACCCAGGACTTGATACAGTTTAGTTAGAATTGTCGATTGGAGAAGACGTGCCCTGGCCTAATGATGTTGTCACACGCACAGTCTACGGCACATACTTAACTGCAGCGGGAACAGGCGCTCAAGGTAGAGTGACTTTTACTCCGTCATCAAGAATCCTCGACACTGACGATGCTGTAATTATAGAAGACGCTATCGTCGCTACGCTAAGCAACGCTGGGTACTTTGAAGTAGATCTTCCAACAACTGATAACGATCTTCTTACTCCAAAATCTTGGACATACGAAGTCAACGTTCGCTTATTTGGAGTAAAGCCGCAGAGATTCAAAGCAATTCTTCCATATGGAGATGGATCAAATGTTGACATTATAAACGACATTAGTACGTCTACATCTACGTTTACTCAAGGGATCGGCGCTCCAGACACAGTTCAAGGCCCGATTGGCCCACGTGGACCGGGGACTATTACCGGCGCCGGACTGCCAGTGTACACTGACGGTTTTGACGGTGACATCTATATCGATACAGATACTGGCTATTACTATGGGCCAAAGGCTGCTGGCGAGTGGCCTGGTGTTCCGTTCTTTACCGCTGGCTCAACACAAAGGCACGTGCACACTCAAGCTTCAGCATCTGCGACGTGGACAGTCACACATGTCTTGGGCGGCAGGCCTTCTGTGTCAGTTGTAGATTCTTCTGGGACTGTCGTGGTCGGAGAAGTAAGGTATGATAGCAATACAGTAGTGACAGTTTTGTTTACTACTCCATTTTCAGGATACGCGTACCTTACGTAACTTGAATAGACAATAAGGAGTCGCTCCCCGTGGCACAAAAATTTGTTACAAACTTAGATCTTAATCAAAATCAACTTCTCAATGCAACATTTGAGGTGCTGTCGTCGAACCCTGAGTCGGGCAACTTCGAAGGTCGAATGATCTACAACAGCACCACGGATTCTATCCTGGTGTACGGCAATGGCGCATGGCGCAAAGTCGTAAATAGCATTTCATCTGGCGGTGGTCCTGGTATTGCTGAAGCTCTTACTGTTTCAGAGTCAAACGGCGCTGTAACCCTCACTCTTAATGTTGCAGACACTGACTCTGCTGGTCTACTCCCAGCGGCGATGTGGAACATGCTTACAGACGCCACTGCTGATGCGACTGCGTCTAAGTTGGTTAAAAGAGACGCCCAAGGCAATGCAAAAGTTGCTACGCCTACAGATGCTGCACATATTGCAACCAAAGGCTATGTAGACGCAGCTCGCCAAGGTCTTGATGTCAAGGCTTCAGTAAGAGCAGCCACCACTGCCGCGATTAACATTTCAACCGATCTTAATAACGGCGACGTCATTGACGGTGTAACGCTTGTTACTGGTGACCGTGTTCTTGTTAAGAACCAAGGAACAGCTTCTGAAAACGGCATCTATGTGGTCACCGCTACTGGTGCGGGTGCTCGTTCATCTGACGCAAACGGAACCGCCGATACTGGCGAACTTACAAGTGGAACCTTCACCTTCGTAGAAGAAGGAACCGTTAACTTTGACTCTGGTTTTGTCGTTTCAACCAATGGCACAATCACCGTCGGTACGACAGGTATTACTTGGACACAGTTTTCCGGTGCTGGCTCATTTGAAGCGGGTGACGGACTTTCAAAAAGCGGCACAACAGTAAATGTCAATGTCACAGCTGACAGAACAGCTATTACCGCAGACGCGATTGACATTGCATCAACTTACGTTGGTCAGTCTTCAATCACAACCCTCGGAACAATCACCACTGGTACGTGGGACGCCACAACTGTAGCGGTTACTGCTGGTGGTACTGGTGTTGAAAGCTTTACCGACAATGGCGTTGTCTACGGTAACGGCACAAGCGCTCTTGATGTAACAGCCGCTGGTACGCAGTATCAAGTTCTTCAGGCTGGCTCTGGCGGAGTTCCCGCGTTTGGTGCGTTAGATCTTGCGCAGTCCGCTGCAACAACTAATCAATTGCCAGTCTCGCGTGGCGGCACAAACGCAAGCACTGAGTCTGGTGCTAGAACAAACTTAGCAGCAGGCGGAACTCAAGGAGCTGGAGTAAGCACACCAGCACTTGCGCGCAAAGTTACAAAGGCTGTCGGCAACGGAGTAGATACTTCATTTACGCTTGTTCACGCGTTCAACACACGCGAAGTAATGGTTCAAGTGTACGACTCAAGCAGCTACGACACAGTCATTACAGACGTTGTTCGTACTGATGCTAATACAGTTACAGTTGCATTCTCAGTTGCACCGTCAGCGAGCGCGTACACTGTTGTTGTGATAGGTTAAATTCATAGCACCCCGAGGGGTGCGAACTATAAAGAAAGAAACAGTTGAGGCTGTATCAATGACAAGATTTGTTGGAACTCCGCTACGCGGAACCGAATTTGCTAACCCCGGTGATGAAGCTGTCTCTGCCCGCGTTGGCACAGATTCGTATCCACGAGTACGCATTGATGCAGGCGGCAGGATTACATGGTCATCCGGAACAGCAACTGGAGACACCACTTTATATAGAAGTGGAAGTGACACATTAGTAACTGATGATGTCTTTAAGGCACTGCAGGGTATTGTCACATTAGTAACAGATGGTGCGCCTACACAAGCGCTGCCAAACGGTGCAATTGCAATTGACACCACCAACAACATATTCTATTTCCGCTCAGACGATGCTTGGCAGCTAGTAAGTGGCGGTGGCTCTGTTACTGGAGATTTAGACGGTGGAAATCAATTGAATGATATCCAAGAAGCAGAAGTAACTAACTACGCATTCGCGTCATTTGACGGAGGAGAATTGTAATGGCTGGAGCAAGAATTCAACTAAAGAGGGCTACAGCATCTCAATGGACGTCTGCAAACACAGTATTGTTTGCCGGTGAAATTGGGTATGAAACAGACACCAATAAGTTCAAGATTGGTGACGGCACCACTGCGTGGACATCGCTTTCTTACTTCAATGGAAACTTGTCGGGATCAAACCTAAATGATCTTTTAGATGTAACTATTACGTCTGCAGCAAATGGTGACTTCCTTCGTTGGAACGGCACAGCATGGGTTAACGATGCAGTCAACCTTGGAACTGATACAGCAGGCTCATTTGTTGAAAGTCTTATCGCTGGAACAGGTGTAACACTCACAAACAATAGCGGTGAAAGCTCCACGCCAACAATTGCAATTGGTCAATCTGTAGCAACAAATACAACTCCAACATTTGCTGGACTGAACCTAAATGGAAACATTACTTTTGAAGGCACAACTGCTGACGAGTTTGAAACTACTCTCTCTGTAGCCGACCCAACTGCAGACAGAACTATTACCCTGCCTGACGCAACGACAACCCTTGTTGGTACAGATACAACTCAAACTCTTTCCAACAAAACACTTACTACGCCAACCATCAATGGACCAGAAATCACGGCTACTGGTGGAACTCCAAGAATTCATGGTATCTATCTTCCAGAGCCACATTTTATTACATTTGAAGGTGCAACAACAGATGAGTTTGAAACAGTACTCACCGTTGTTAACCCAACCGCCGACAGAACTGTAAGTCTTCCTGATGCGAGCGGAACCCTTGCCATAAGTGGAACAATTGCTCTAGGAACGGACACAACTGGAAACTACGTCAATGATGTAACTGCCGGCACAGGCGTAACGGTAACTCACACACCAGGCGAAGGCTCATCTCCTACAGTTGCAATTGGACAAAGTGTTGCAACGTCTGCTTCACCAACATTTGCTAACGTCACTATTAGCTCTGCTCCAACAGACGTCAATCACGCAGCAACTAAAGCGTATGTAGACTTTCATGCCGCTGGAATTGTGTGGCACGATGCAGTAAAACTTGGAACAGCCGCAGTTCTTCCAGGAACACCAACCTATGACAACGGAACATCAGGAGTTGGTGCAACACTTACTGCCGCTTCAAACGCGCGACTAGTTATTGACGGCGCTAACGCAACAACAAACGACAGAGTTCTTATTAAAGATCAAGCCGATGCAAAACAAAACGGCGTGTATGTAGTAACAGCTCAAGGTAGCGTAAGTGCACCTTATGTTCTTACAAGAGCAGCAGACTTTGATGCAAGTCCATCATTTGAGCACATCGGCGCAAGTGGAGACGCAGTGTACGTCACTGCTGGCTCGTCTAGTGCTAATCAAGGATTTATCACACTGTCAACCGGAACCGGTACAAATGGAACATACGTTATTGGTACTGATGACATTACTTTCGGGCAATTTACTGGTACAGCTACTTTTACCGCTGGCGCTGGTCTTGCTACAACAGGAAATGTTGTAAACGTACAAACAGCGAACGCGGCCCGTATTGTTGTAAACTCAGACGACATCGATCTTGCAACTGTCACCCGCACAAACACAAGCGGTTCTGCCGGTAAGTCATTTGTTCAATCATTTACAACTGACTCATATGGCCGAGTAACTGGCGCTGTAACCGCAGATACTGCAATTACTCTTGGTACTGATACGTCTGGTAGCTATGTAGAAAGTCTTACCGCAGGCACCGGCATTACACTAAGTAATAACAGCGGCGAAGGCGCTAGCCCGACAGTAGCGGTAACCGCCAACACATATGATGCGTATGGCGCAGCAGCGACTGCGCAAACTAATGCAGAATCTACAGCTTCAGGTTACGTATCGACTCACGCGGCATTAACAACAACTCACGGCGTGTCTGGAGCTATTGTCGGTACAAGCGATGCCCAGACTCTCACAAATAAAACTCTTACATCGCCAAATGTCGACGGTTCTGGTGTCATCTTTGAAGGCACGACTGCCAACGATTTCGAGACCACCGTTACAGTTGTTGATCCTACGGCGGACCGCACAATTACACTGCCCGACGCAACAGGCACAGTCGCTCTTACGTCAGACATTACTTCTGCTGTAGACGCAATCACAACGACTGCAATTGAAGAAGGAACTAATCAGTACTTCACAGATGAGCGCGCTCAAGACGCTGTTGGCAACGCAGTGGGAACTGGTCTTACATACACAGACTCAACGGGCGCAATTTCAGTAACCGCCAACACATATGATGCGTATGGCGCAGCAGCGACTGCGCAAACTAATGCAGAATCTACAGCTTCAGGTTACGTATCGACTCACGCGGCATTAACAACAACTCACGGCGTGTCTGGAGCTATTGTCGGTACAAGCGATGCCCAGACTCTCACAAATAAAACTCTTACATCGCCAAACATCAATGAAAACGTAGCTCTTACGGCAACAGCGACTGAGCTCAACATTCTTGATGGTGCAACGCTTAGTACCACGGAACTTAATTACGTAGACGGCGTAACATCTGCGATTCAAACACAGATTGATACGAAGGCGCCAACCGCAAGTCCAACATTTACTGGAACAGTGACACTTGCTGCTGATCCAGGTTCTGCACTTCAAGCAGCAACAAAGCAGTATGTTGACAACGTTGTCTCTGGAGTAAACTTTCATGAGTCAGTAGTTGCAGCAACAACTGGCAATCTCGCTGGAACATACAACAATGGAACCAGCGGTGTAGGCGCAACAATTACAAAAGCAACAAATGGTTCAATTGGAACTATTGACGGTGCAACAGTAATTGTTGGAAGCAGAATTCTTCTCAAGTCGCAGACTGATCCAAAAGAAAATGGTATTTATACCGTTACCGCAGTTGGAAGCGTCAGCGCTCCTTGGGTGGTAACCAGAGCAACTGATGCAGACAACAACCCATCAGGTGAAATGGAAAATGGAGACTTCTGCTTCGTAACTGGTGGTTCAACTAACTCTGGCTACGGATATATCAACAACTCTACTGCAAGCCCAATTGTTATTGGAACTGACGACATTACGTACGCAGTATTCAATGCAGCTCAAGTTGTAACTGGCGGCGCTGGTCTTGCATTTGATGGAAACATTCTTAATGTTGGCACTGCGTCTACTGACAGAATTGTTGTCAACGCAGACAACATTGATCTCGCCTCTGGAGTTGCCACAATCGGCACCTACAAGTCAGTAACAGTTGATACCTACGGCCGAGTAACTGCTGGAACAAACCCAACAACGCTTTCTGGATACGGCATCACTGACGCAGCGCCAATCAATAACGCATCATTTACGGGAACATTCTCTGCTCCTTCTGGAACTATCACTAGCACGATGATTGCCGATGCCACAATTGTTGACGCCGACATTTCAACAACTGCCGCAATTGACCTTGGTAAACTGGCTGATATTTCAACTAACGCGCAAACAGCAAGCTACACACTCGTCTTGGCAGACAAAAACAAGTTGGTTGAAATGAGCGTCGCTTCTGGGAACACTTTAACAGTTCCGCCAAACTCATCAGTTGCATTTCCAGTAGGTTCTCAAATTAGAGTTCTTCAAACAAACACTGGTCAATGCACACTTACTGCAGGCGCTGGTGTTACGATAAATGGTACGCCAGGTCTTAAGCTTAGAACTCAGTGGGCATCTGCTACATTGATTAAACGAGCAACAGATACTTGGGTAGCAGTAGGAGACCTTTCAGCATGAGCATGACATCTGGTGACGTAGAGAGTGGCGGCAAACAGCCGACTGCACCTGTAATTGGTACGCCAACTCGGGTATCGAGCACTGTCGCTTCAGTAGCTTTTACTCCGTCAACATATACCGGTAAAGGCACAATCTCTTACACAGTAACTGCAAGCTCTGGTCAAACTGGAACTGGATCTTCAAGTCCTATTCAAGTCACTGGGTTAACCGCTGGCTCAACAGTTACTTTCACTGTCACAGCTGTTTCAGTTACTGGCGTTCAGTCTAGCGCATCTGGCACAAGCGCATCGCTTGTCATGGGTATTGCTCCGTCTGCTCCAACAATCGGAACAGCAGTCATCGTGCAAAACGTTGATAGAAATATCGACGTCCCATACACTGCAGGATCTACAGGAACATCCGGCTCTGTAACGTACACAGCCACTTCTTCTCCTGGTGGAATTACAGCAACTGGTGCGTCGCCAATTCGTGTCTCTGGTCTTACAGCAGGCACTGCATATACATTTACAGTTACAGCCTCTACCGTGTATGGAACTGCTACATCTTCTGCATCTAACTCTGTGACTGCTGGTAACAGGCCATCAAACCTAACGGGTCTTACTGCTTCAAACGATAGCGTGGGTGGCACATACAGTGTCAGTGTAGGAAGTTTGACTCTTGGAACGGGGGCAAACACAAACTTCACTTTTACCGCTTCTACTGGTCAAACTATCAGTACAGGCAGCGCCACTCCAAACTATTCGTTCTGGGCGTTGGATCCTCGGGGCACCGCGCGAACATTTACGGCTACAGCGACAAACGCCTACGGTACGTCGCCAGCATCTACTGCGTCTGCGGCAGTAGCAAACGGTTACAGGCCGGGAGCGCCCAGCGCAAGCTGGAGTGATTTCAGTATCGCTGCAGGTAACGCTCAAGTAACAGTTACTTTTGCGCTAGTCTGGCCCAACGGCGGAACCGGAGCACAGACATATACTATTCGCATATATAGAACCAGTGACAGCGCTCTTATTAGTACTAGCAGTGGCAACGCTGCCTCACCGGTCACTGTCACTGGTTTGACAAATGGCACTGAGTACTTTGCCCAAGGTGTTGCTGTAAACGCCTATGGCAGTAGCTTAACTTTCCAGACAGGTAATGCCACTCCTGTTGCTCCTCCGTACTTTCCTCCTTATTTCCCCCCGTACTTTCCTCCTTACTTCCCGCCGTACTTTCCTCCTTATTTCCCCCCATACTTTCCTCCTTACTTCCCGCCGTACTTTCCTCCATTCTTCCCGCCCGGATTTAAGTAAGTTTAATGTACGAAACTGCTGATCCAAGCAATATCGTAGTCTTAGAGAATTTTGTATCGGTAGAGCACTTAAAGCTAGCTCACGAGTATTGCAAGACTATAAAAGACTGGTCGCCAAAGTCTATTGCAGGCACAGACAAAATTAGTCCAGCAACTGCAATGAAAGCGAGTAACCCACACCTTTACTCTATAATGCTTGAGTATTTAGAAAAAGCTCAGATGCTTATAGAGTATAAGTTTGGTAGAAAAGTCGATCCAGCAGTACCTGGAATTAGGCGCTGGGACGTGGGTGATCTGCAAGAACCGCACGCTGATGGAGAAACGTTTGACGGCGTTCCAACTGAAACGTACATGGACGATTACGGATCGATAATGTATCTTAATGACGATTACGAAGGTGGAGAAATTAGATTTCCAGCGTATGACATTACATACAAACCAATCGCCGGTACTTTTATATTTTTTCCGTCAAGTACATACTATGTGCATGAAGTCCTGCCAATTACTTCCGGAGTGCGGTTCACGTCTCCGCACTTTTGGATCCCTGTGAAACATAAAATGCTAGTTAGAATGACAGAAGAGCGCTATGAAAATCAGACCGATATACCACCTACATATACCGAGGACATCTGGGACTGAAATTCTTAGAGAGCTTGAAAAAGTAGAAGCCGTTTGTGCTCAACGCGCAAGCGATCAACGTGGCTTTGCCAAACTTCAAGTGTATGTTCCAGGAGAGTACGAGTTTATTCTTCCTCCAGTTTCAGAACTAGAAAATTATAATTTTTTTAGCGGGCATTTCGCTGCTAATCCGGTGCAAGATTTCGACAATCCTGTTGTGTTTGCGTTAGTGCGGGAGCCTGTTTCCCAATACTTAAGCACCATTACTTATCGGTGTTTACGCGATGGCGTCGTCCCCACGCGGGAGCTTGTCGACAAGCACATCAATAATTACTTTTATAATTTGGATGTTCACGAGCCACTGTTTAATGGTGCGTCGAATACGCAATCAAGATTTATGGTGTCTAGATTCGTAGAAGTGTACGATCCGTACGCTGACGCTACGCGCAGTGTTTTCGAAGACAAAGAACTAGACGTAGACGAAGTCAAAGACTTTGTTGACAACCATATTGTTGGAACACTCGCCTGCCGAAATCAAGTCATTAGCAAAGTAAACGTCTTCATGCTAAAGCAGTTCGGTGTTAAACTTAACTCAAATGCTGCTAAAGTAAACGCTTCTCAACCTATTAAATTCGACCTTACAAATAGTCAGCTTAAAAAGATAAAAGAAAAAACTCAAGTCGACGAAGAAATTTACCAGTACATAAAGATGAAAGAGAATAAAAATGCTAAGCAACTCTAGCAATGCCCCCTGGGATGTCGCACCAGGCCACTTTGGCAACTCACGAGACAACATTATTACTATTGACAATTTTATTGACTTAGACGATCTTAAGATTATTCAAGAGTTTTGCCCAACTATTGACGAGTGGAACAACGAAAAAGAATCTGTCTATGCTGAAGATGGCACATGTCTCTACGACGCAGACTACTGGAACGATCGCCAATGTAGTACTGATATTCTTGAAAGAATCAATCCGCAGGTGTGGCATATTATTGATAAGTACATTGACAAGATGCAGCGCGTGATCGAAGATCACTTTAACTGCAAGGTCAGTAAGCGTCCACCAGTGATTATGAAATGGCGTCCTGGAACTGAACAGCGCCCGCATGCAGACAAACAGCTTAACGATGGCCAGCCAAATGCGTTTCCAAGCTACGATCTCAACTCTCTATTTTACTACAATGATGATTTTGAAGGCGGAGATCTTTTCTATCCAGATCATGATGTTGTAATTAGACCGCAACCAGGTCTGGCTGTCTTACATCCGGGTGATATAAATTATTTGCATGGAGTAACTATGGTCACGAGTGGGTACAGATACACAACTCCTTCGTTTTACACAGTTACATCGTTTAATTAGAAAGAAATACATGAACACTCCAGCAAGCCCAAGCCACATTAGAGTATTTAATGACTTCATAGAACCACAAGATCTTGCAGTGCTTGACGATCTCTGCAGAAACAAGTCAGACGACAAATGGTGGAACGAAAAGAGTGTGCCAACGGAAGACTATATCAACGCCGCGCTTGGCACATATAAAGAACAATGCGCGACTGTTCGCCGCGAGTGGGGTAACCCTAACTTTCACCCTCTACTCAAAAAATACATGATCAAGTTGAAACAAATGATTAGCTACGAAGCGGGGCACCAGCTCGTTCCTATCTTTGACTTTTGTAGAATGGAAACTGCTGTAGGCGGTTTTTGCCCCGGACACACTGATTCAGAAGGAATAGGCCCAACTGGGACAGCGTTCTTGCCAGAATACTCACCGCTGCATGTCTATGAGCCTAATTTAATTGACATGTCAGCAAACATTTACGTCAATAACGATTTTGTAGGTGGCCAGTTGTACTTTGAACAGTACGGAATCACAATCGAACATGTGCCGGGCCAGCTTGTGTGGTTCCCCGGCTCGCATGAGTACATGCACGGGGTGCATGCTATAGAAAGTGGCAGTCCACGTTGGAATATCATCACTCACTTAGCAAGACCAAAGCTGATTGAACTACATAGCAACGCATACAATATGTACTCCGCGCTGACAGATGAGCAAAAAGAAAAATTTCCAGCAGAGTGGAATGTCGACACACATATGCCTCGCGGCGCGCGAGGCAACTACGACTACGATTATGTTCATGAGTAATGCCGCAGATAGGTAACGTCCATAGAGTTCCAAATTTCTTAAATGCTGCTGATGTCAAGGCCGTGCTTGAGTACAGTGCAAAAGACAACGTATTGCAGCAGAGCACATCAAGAGCAATAGTACAAGCTGACTACAATACAGAAATTGCTGATTGGACAAAAGCGTATACTAAGAAAGTAGCTAAAGAAGTCACTGATGTCTTCGGGCTAGACGTTGTAGATACCTGTGGCACGGCACTGCGCAATTGGTATCCTGGAGAAAAGCAAGATCCGCATTCCGACTGTGAGTCAATCTTTTTTGACGATCCAGAAACTGGAAATACTGTAATGACACCGCTAAACAATTTTTCATCGATCTTTATAGAATACGCGGCGCTGACTTACCTCAATGACGACTATGAAGGCGGTGAGATCTATTTTCCAGATTTAGATCTAGAAATAAAGCCAAGCCCGGGAGAACTCATATTTTTTCCTGGAACACAGCATTATGTACACGGAGTTAAAGAAGTTACTTTTGGCAATAGATACGCGTTGATGACGTTTTTTACTACTCCAAAGCTAAAGTACATCTGGAAGACATTTGTGCAAGACCGTTCAGACATGGTAATCATCGATCGCGACGAGCAGCAATCTATGAATTCGTCTGGAGTATTTACACGCCAGAACATGCCAAAATCTATGCTTGCGTATTTTCAGTAAATAAAATGATGAACATAACAAGGCACAACGTAAATATTTACGAAGTAGATGGGCTTGTGACATTAGATGAGCTGTCTTCAATAATGCAGCTTGCGTCAATGATAAACCTTTGG